TTACGAGTAATTAATCTTTTATGTTTTAAACATTCAGATATGGAGTCTTGAATTCTATGTTCTACTAATTTGTCATTCATAAAAAATAATAATACTATTGCTGTTTCAATCATTATACAAATCTCCCTTTGTTTGGTCCTTTTTTAATCATATACCTACTAGTTCCATTTGCCCCAATTTGAACTTCTTTTCTAAGTATTTGAAAAAATTCTTTTTGTTTATCAGACTCTATTTTTTCTTGTGCATATTGAGTCATTTTAAATTTATTTATTTTATCTCTATCAGCCATTACATCCTCCAATATTCAGTTATTTGTTTCCACTCGCATTCTGCATCTTCGCAAGTGTAATCATATTCTTGAAAGGTACCTGCATTAATGCCCGTTTCCGTTTCCATTACTAAATTTAATATCTCTTGTTGCGTCTTTAAGCTTTTCAACATCTTTTTTTAACTTTTCAATATCTTCTCTAGCTGCTTCCAGCATAACTTTAACGTGTAAATTTTCATCTAATAACTGTTGTTGTTTTTCAGTATCTTCAGCCAATGACTCTAACAGAAAAAACTGTTCCTTATCGACAGGTATTTGATCTGCTTTTTTTAATAAATCCGCCTCCATTAACTGAAGTCTTGTCTCTAGTGTATTAATAGTATTAGTCATACCAATGTACATATAGACAGCAAAACCCGCAGCAGCAATGATCATACCAATCGTTTTAAGATCGGTCTTTACTGCAGTTTCTTCGTTTATCTTTGACATAATTTATTTATAAAAACCGTCAAAAACCCAGTCAACAAATTTTTGCCACTGTTTTTTAATCCATTTAATCATTTTTTTCTACCTCATAAAACATTTTATCAGAATCTTCTGTTATCCAATCTGAACCTTCTACTTCCCAGACGTTAGTTTGTACTCTATAGTCTGGCCAAGTTGTATCAGTAGTATAATTATTAACATGCCACAAAATACGATTGTTAGGCTGAGCAGCATAATTGCCGTTAGCAAGAGCGAGTATATGCGCACACTTATGCTCTTGAGGAATTTCAGAATGTTCTGTATTGAGTATATTAGTCTCTGGATGTGCCCAGTCAATAGTAAATAAATATTGTCCAGCATAGAATTTTTTATCCTTACCTTTAAATTTACAGTTTAAATTAGCCAGGAAATCAAAAGTATGAACACTAGGCCAATAACTAAAACTGTTCCACAACTGTAACTCGTCAACCGACATATTCGGCACTTCGGTTCTAGAAAAACGTTTTTGGAAAAACGCTGAGATAGGCAAACGATAATAGACCGCACCATTTGGTAACATGATATGAAATAATAAGGCACGTCCTGAAATAGAAGCGACACCGAAGATAACACATTCTTCACTCTCTTGATTATATTTGGGATCCATATCATAAAGATATTCCTTACGAATTTTACAATATATTGGTGGTGTGTTTGCATTTAAATAAGCCATTATCCATAAATATCACCCCAATTTTCGCCAGATTCATAATCTACTTTATTGGGAACTTCTAGTGTAACAGCATTTTCCATAATTTCAATTATTTTTTTAGCATGCTCTGGAGATTCTACAGATAAATCTAATTCATCATGAATTTGAATATGTGCAACAATTCCTTCTTTGTACAATTCTAACATAGCTTTCTTTGTCATATCAGCAGCAGAACCTTGAATTAATTTATTTAAAGCTTTGTATGTATAAGCTCGCTTGATCCCTGGTCCGTGTTCCCTGAGTGCATCTTCGTGACTCATTGCTTTGTGCATACCAAACATATTTGGCTCCCATAAATGAAATCTACAAAGTCTACCAAGTAACGTTCTTATCTGACCGTGACTCTGCGCTCTATTAGATGCTGAGTTCATCAATTGTTTAACAAACGGAACTTGATTATGGTATTGATCAAAAAGTTCTTTTGCTTTTTCTTTTGTTACACCTAATTCTGCCTGTAGTTTTGTTTTACCCATTCCATAAAATAAACCTAAGTTAATTGTTTTAGCTTGTGATCTAGGTATGTTGGCCATCTCAGCTACTGTTTGGTGGAAGTCTGTATCTACATCATCTTTATAAGCATCTACAACATCATAAACAGATGGAAATTTATGTAATGTTGCATAATGCACAACTAATCTAGGTTCTTGTTGTGAGTAATCAAAACAACCCCAGGTACAACCTTCTTCTGGTAAAAACAAAGATCTAATCATAGGCCCTAGATCCTTATTTCTTGCTGGAAGTTGTTGTAGATTTGGATTGTTATAACTAAAACGACCTGTCACAGTACCACCTAAATCTGATCTTATTTGATTTATTTCAGCGTGTATTCTACCTTTATGTTGAAACCTTAATATAGTATCAATGAAAGTAGTGTGTGCCTTGTTTATTTCCCTAGCTTCTGCTATTTTTTTAACAAATTTATTATTGTGATTTGAAAGGAAATTTTTTGTAAATGAAGGTGACTCTGTTTTCTCGGTTTTATCGTAGGTCAAGGAAAGTTTATCAAATACTTTGGCAATCGAACGAGCAGCCCAAATTTGTGGTTCTATGCCTGTTTCTTTTTTTATTTCTAGCAATAGATTTTTTTCTTGTTCTTGTAGTTGCACTTTCAGTGCTGCAGCTCTGTCTGCATCTACTCGTACTCCTTTAAATCTCATATCAACTAGACAAGGAAATAAATCTGTTTCAAGATTAAAAATAGATTCAATATCTTGTTGTATGATTTCTGATTTAAATTTTTGCCAAAGCTCTAATGTAAGTTCAGCATCTTTTTCTGCATAAGCTCCTACATACATAGGTGGAAGTTTCCACATATCAGCTTTTGGGTCTAAACCCCTTGATTTTGCTTCCTCATTTAAGGCCGCTTCATTCTTACCATGACCTAGATATTCCCAAGATAAAGCATTTAATGTGTAAGCAAATCTATTTTCATCAATTAAACTTGCTGCAATCATCGTATCTACAATAAGACCATTAATTTTAATTCCCATTTGTCTAATCCAACATACGTCATACATTGCATTATGAAATATTTTTATAGCATTAGAAGCCATTGTATCTTTAAACCATTCTAATGTTCTTTTCTTATCCATATTGCTCCCTGATCCGTGAGCAATTGGAAAATAAAATTTTCTACCTGGTACAGCCACAGCTATGCCAACCACTTCACCATTACCTATAACTGAACCCGATCCTTTTATTTTTAAATCAGGATCTCTTGTTTCTAAGTCTACTGCAATTTCATCATATTGTCTTAAATCTGGATATTCCTCTGGTTCAATCCATTCTGTCTGCGCTGTGAATAGTGGTACTTTCATTATTTATTCTCCTTTTTATGTGTGTAAACTTCATACCAAGCTTCACATTCTTTATTAGTGCATTGATACATAGATACTATTTGATGTTCTGAATCAGGATATGTATCCTCAGTATCAAAATCATTTTGCCAAAGTAATTCTTTTTTACAATGAAAGCATTTAAACATTATTTTTACCTTTTACTTTTTTGTCATTTTTTGTTCCTATTAATTTTTCTTCCCATTCTTTTTCCGTCATTACATTTTTCTTTTTAAAAATAGCATCATAGTTATTTTTATATTGTTCGGTAGCTATTCTGGACCTACCGTCCCATCTTCTTCCTTTTTCCTTCATACTTTTCCTTTTTATAACATTTTTTACATTTAAAAGCATAATTGTATGCCATATTTCTTTTATGACATATAACACACTTATATTTCATTTCTTCCTTTTCATATCTTTTATTTTTTTTATCTCTAGTTCGCAATAGTGAATTATCTTTTCTAAATCCTCTATTCCATTTTTATTCTGGTACCTACAAACGTACTTCACAACGTTCCCCTGAAAGAACGAGAGATTATTTTTAGATATAAATTCATATGGTTGAATGTGAAAAGATTTATAGTGACTCCCACCTATCTGCTTTTCTTGTGGAAAAGCTTTTTCAAACATATCTTTTGTTGTCATAACTGATATCCATACCTTTCTTTTTTTGGTTTTAATAAATACAAGTTTTCTTTGGCTCTTGTTGCACCCACATACCACACTCTATGTTCTTCATCTGCTTTTTCTATATTGTTTTCTACAGACTCTCTTATCTTTCTAGCATTATCTAATACTAAAATAACATTGTCACATTCACCACCTTTAGCAGCGTGTATGGTAGAAACTTCTATTCTTGGTTCTTGAGATAATTTTTCATTATTAGATAACATTGTTCTAATATAAAAACATTCATCTTGATCTGCTTTTGTAAATACATTGTACCAGATATCTGACTCATGATAACCCAGATCCTGTATTCTATATAAAGCTTGAGATTCTTTTAATTTAAAAGTTCTAGAAACATATTCAGATAATTCTTTTGCATCAGCTAATGATATAGCTGATCCTTTACAAAGTTCTCCAAAGTTTAATATGGCTTTGTATAATCTTGAACTAAAACTTTTACCAAACCTACTTTTAAAATAAATATTATTTTTTCTTAATTGTTTTGAAATCTCATCTGAACGATAAGTTGTTCTAGTTAATATCAACCATTTACCTTTAGTTAAATCAATATGATCTATATTATATATAAACTCAACTGTACCTGCAGATCCTTTTTTAGGTAAATATTCTTTTTGTTTTCTAGTTTGTATTCTACCAACAATGACATTAGATAGATCTTGTATATTTTTTGGTACACGATTTGAATAAGGTAATACTTCTTCATCAGCTGGTTCGTTTAAAAATCTTTTAACATCTGCGCCAGCCCAAGCGAAAATAGCTTGGTCATCATCACCAGCTAAATAAACATCTTTTGATTTTTCTTTTAATACATCAAACATCTGCCATTGAATAGGTGATAGATCTTGAGCTTCGTCTATAAAAACTACATCAAACTCTTTACATTTATTTTTTTCAATTACAAATTTTGTAATCATATCATTGAAATCATATAAA